AGAGCTTGAAGACCTCACCCCGCTCCAGAATGCGCCACAGAATGCGCCGTCCGCGCTTGCTTGACATCAACCACTTCACATCGTCAACGTCAGCCTGATCAGCGAGCTTTTCGCGGCTGGCACGGTCTGCCCGTGCTTTATCCTGGCTGGCGGTATCGATGGGGTCGTAGTTGCTCACGGGCTGAGATTAAAAGCGCCGGCTGCGCTTATATGCACCTCAAGTGCCATACAGCATTGAGGCGGTGTCCTTGCCGCCACCCTGCAGAATTTCGATATCGGTGAGTTGCCACGTCAGCGACACATCGGGCTTGCTGCTTTCCTTGCCCACTTCAGGCGCTTCGTCGGTGTCTTCGACTTCTGCCGTGACCCGCGTAGCGACAGCACGCACCTTGAGCATGTATACCGTGCCGGGCGCCGGTGGATCCATGATGCCGAGCACCTCACACTGGTCGTCATTGAGGTAGATGCAGGGGAAACTTTCATACTCGCCACCCTCGATGATTCCCGGATCGTCGGTTTTGATCTTCATGCTGACCATGGTCATGGCAATCCCTGTTGGTTAATTACGTGTAGCCGCTAAAGGCCTGCATCACATCGGTCGCAGCATTGCCGTTCGGTGTTTGTACTGTGCCCAGCTTCTGCGCGGCGCTGGCCGCCTGCTCAGCCTGTGCGACTTGCTGCGCCCTGGCCTGTGCGTCCGCACGCTGCTTGCGAATGATGGCTACTTTGTCCGATGGGACAATGAATCCCGGATCAACGCCAAGCATGTCGCTGTACTTGTCAGCCCAGATGTCAGAGTCGAACTTGTCCAGAATGTCAGGTTTGAAGCTGGCGATCTGCCCGAGGTTGCCCACAAAACGATCTACGCCGTTGGTGGCAATGGCCCGCTGTGCCTGGGCCAGCATGGATACATAAGCCACATTGAGCTGCATCCCATGCAGCTCCTGAGGCGGTGTCGGCACAATGCCAGCGGCCAGCATGTGTTCGAACGTGGTTTCAATCAACGGGTCCAGCATCTCGGAGTGCAGGCGCTCGACCACTGGGCCGAGCATCAGCATTTTTTCTTCGTGGCGCTCCGCTACCTCGGTCGCCGTCATGGCGCTGTTGGTGCTGTTCGCCAGCATCAGGAACAAATCAGCACTGAAAGCGCCCCGGATGCGCTCGCGCACGTCCTGGATGTCGCCCAGTAAGTGATTGAGGTCTAGGCGCACATCAAACGCCGTGCGTATGCCGGTCGATGGCCCAGCCTGATCGACAAAGCTGATGCCCCCTGGCAGCGTATCCACATCGCGCCCCTTCATGCTGGACGGTATTTGTAGTGGCGGCTTGGTCATGTAGTCAATGCCCTGCGCCTTGCGCATCTGCTCGTGCTGCAGTTGCTTGATGTCGCCCAGCGCATCCATGCCGGGGCTGTTGCCATACACATCGCCACCGCTGGTAGCCCACCGCGCAGCAATCGCCGGCAGGTTTTTGAAGCCGCCTTCGCTCAGGTACTTGTCTTTGTCCGAATTGTTCAGTTCAAAGTAAACCGACTTCCAGGGCATGTTCAGACTGTCGCGCTTGCTGGAGTCGCGGTCGGAGCGCGGCTCAATGGCATGGATGATAGTGATCCACTGATCAAGCTGACCAATATCCCACAGGTTTTGCACACCGACGCTGCACTTGTCCCGGCCAAACTCGGTCACCATCTCGCCTACCGTCTTTTGAAACTCGCGGTAGAGTGTGACGACTTGCCCCTTCCAGTCCTGAGCAATGCAATATTCACCTGTCGTCAGTGGATAGTGGTGAATCACGTTGTCAAAGTCGGGCATGATGATGGAGGCCGCCGTGCCGAACGTGCCCAGCTCCTCGTACATCGAATGCAACGCACGGTAGGTATTGGACTTGGCAAAAATGTCCAGCATCAGGCGAGTAACCTGCGACAACCACTCCTTGACGGCAGGGTTTTCATTGAGCGCTGCATCAGGCGTTGACAAGCGGAACCATGGCCGCGCCGGGCTCGTCATGCCGGCCATCATCCCGGCAGCCAGCACACGCAGAGACTTGGTGCCCGTGTTGTCGTAAATGTTGTTGTGCCGCTTTTGCCCGCGATTTCGGTCCTGGATGAAGAAGCGACCAGAGCGCGGCAGGATGAAGTCGCTCAGTTCCTGGTAGTGTGACCACCAGGTAGAGCGCTCTGACTTGAGCGCACCCCAGCGTGCGAACAACCTATCGCGTGGCGCAATATCGGCCACGCCTTAACCGCCCAGCAGCGTGGTCCGGCCAAGCAGCAGCGTTTTAGGGTCAACGCCCTGCGCACCCGTCAGCATCGTTCCTGATTGGCCGCCTTTGGCTGCAACAATGTTGGCAGAGGCCATGCCGCCGACATCAGCACTCTTGCCATTGGCGCGGTTATTGGCTTGGTCAGCCTGATCCGCTTGGGCTTTACTGGCAGCCTGCGCCTGGTTGCTGGCGTCGGTCTGTGCCATTTTGGCTTGATTGGCGCTGTAGGCGCTGACGGCAGCGCCAGCGACCAGCGCAATCGTTGTCGGCTCACACATGATGCCCCCTAGTTCAATGATTCGTAGGGGTCATAATCTCTGCGGTTGCTGTTGTTACGTGCACCGCCAACCTCCCTGGGAAGCTGGTGTTCGGGCACCGGATAAGCGAAAGTCAACGCCAGAGCGTCCCCGGCATCAGGCGATGCCAGCCCTCGCGCCTTCATGCCGGCCTTGCTTTCGAGCTGTATCTGATCGGTGGTCGTGTATTGGTACTCGACGCTTGTCAGGTCGGTGGCCATCGCCTCGTCTTGGTTCAGGCAACCGGTAGGCAACCACTCCTTGGCCTTCCCCCACATCTCGGCGCGCTTGTTCAGGTATTTTTTAGGGTCATCAGCTTTGCCGCCGAATTGCACCTCCACCACATCACGGTTGAGCTGGCGCAGCCGGTCCACCACGCCACCACCCACCCCGCCACCATCCACAAACACCACTGATTGCATGCCCATGCTGGCGATGTAGTCCATGTGTTCGGATACCTTGCTGGCAAGCTGCATTGTGCTCAATTCCCGGAATCGCTTGGCAGGTATGCCAACGCCATCGCGCCCGACACGGGTAAATATGACGGACTCATCATCGCCAAACCGAGCCACATCCACACCCACAGCGGCGGTGCGGCCAATAAAACGCTCTGCTACCGGCTTGCGTGCCATGGCCTCATCAACCAATTCCCGGGCAATGAACTGCATGCTTGACGCGCTCGGGAACACACCACGGACGCGCACCTTGACGAAATCACTGTCTTCACCGTAGTCAGCCACCCATTTATTGAGCAGGTCTTTGTTTGTGATAGCCACGTTTCGACTATCGATCTGGCGGGTTTTCCAGCGATGACGGCTTTTACCAAAGCATTCCGCGAAGGCTCCGGTGTTCCGCGTCGGGTTGCCGAAGGCAAAATGCATCGGTTCGCCGTCCGTCTTTCCACCCTCGGCAACCTCCCAAATCTTGGAAGGTATGGCGCTGGCCTCATCGAACAGATACCACGGCGTGGAACTGGCCGCGTGCAGGCCGGCGAATGATTCACTGTTTTCCTCGCGGCTGGTCTGCGCATCGACGCGCCAGCTATCCGGGTGCGAATTGCTGGTCAACCGCATCGCCCCCTTGCCGGTCGTGATCGTGAACCAATGCTTGTTGATCGCGCGCGAGAGCCACGACGACACGCCCGCCCAGGTCTTGGAGCTGAGTTGTTCTCCGGTGTTGGCCGTCACTACGCCCTTGCTGTGCGGACGGGTGGACATGATCCACAACACCAGCCAGGCCGCCATGGCTGATTTACCGATGCCGTGCCCGGAGCTGACGGCATACTGAATCGGTGCGACCGCCTTCACGCCATCAAAGGCGCGGGCTTCTACATCCTTGCCCAACTCTTCGAGGAACTCGCAGGCCCAGGCATCCGGGCCAAACTCGCAGCCATAGCGCTCGCGCCACGGGCTTTGCAGTTTGACGAGTTGCAGGCTTTTGTCAGTGTCCCACGGGAAGGCATACATGACAAACCCGAGCGGGTCCGCGTAAAACTGGGCCAGGTCTTGCGCTAAAGCCTGGTCGAGCGGCTGGCTCATGCCAAGCCGCTGCGCTTGCGGGCTGACATCAAGGTGCTGGCAATATCTACCGTACCACTCAGCTCTACTTGCTGCTTGTCGCCGTAGATTTTCGGCAGCATCTTGGACAACATCCATTTACGGGTATCGACCTGAAGACGGCGATGCTCGATCATGTCGCCCTCGGTAGTTTCCACGCCAGTTGCTTTGCTGGTTGTTTTCGTACCAATCAAAGGTGTATCGCAGATATTGAGTATTTCCTCAGCCAGCCTTGAGTAACCTATTTCACGCGCGCGCGAGTAATTCGCAGCAAAGCCATGCTTGTCGTCATGAACCCACTCCCTCACGGCGTTCTCGGTGGGTAAGTCCTTGTCTTTGCAAATGGCATTAAGCGATTCACCACCCTTCAAGCGCTCACAAATCAGGTCTGCGATAGCCTGACTCCAACGAACAGGCGCGGCTTTGACTGTTTTGGAACGTGGTTTCGCCTTGGGTTTCATACATCTACTATGACCAATGGTGTTTCTTTTACGTGCACCTTGCGCCACTCATGCACCGACTGGCACCGGGTGCGGCCCTTGACGATGTTGCGCACCAGACTCTTGCTGATTTCAAACATCTGGCTCAGCCGTCGATACCCAAAGCCCTGCGTGTAAAGTATCAGCAGCAGCTCGACCTCGCCATTGGTCAGAACCGCGTTGTGGTGGCTGTCACCGATCCTGCGGCCCAACTCATTGACGGCCACCAGCATCATTCAGCCACCTCGGGCAACTCCACAAACAACCTCGGGTACTTCGCCCGGATTCGTTCCATTGCCGCATCAATCGCTTTGCTTTTGGCCAGCCTGTTCCCGGGGCCTCCCGGCGTTTCTGATGCTTTCACCAAAAGCGCCCGAGCATCCTCTGGCAACACGCCGTGAGCCCATGAAACTTTCGATGAATTTTCGTCATAAATCATGGGCTGACTTTTTGAGTTAGGCGAAGCCTACAGTTTCTGGGATTCATGCGTTTTTGTCAACTCGTTCGACGTATAAAGCGGTCCCGGCAAACCAGCAGGCCACAGCCCACGGCGTACCAGTTCTACCTTGGTCTTGTGATGCGCGGCATCCCACATGGCGCGGCGCTCGGCCAACAGCATGCCCACGCCCTGATCAAGCTCGGCATGGCAGACAAAGCAGAGGCTGGCCACAAACACGTCGCTGGCCTTGATGCCCCTGCCCTTGCCGTGTTTGGCCTGGTTACTGTGCGCGGCCACTACCGTGCCGTCTTGCCGGCCGCAGTGCTGGCAGGGGATGGCCCGGCAGGCTTTCAACAGCTTGGGACTGCGGATGTAGGCAAACTTCGAGCTGCCCACAACCACTGTCGAGCAGGGGGTCGACACCCCACCGCGCACAGGTGACGGCCAGGCCATCGGCTGGCGCTCGGGTCGGGCGGGGCGCTTGAACATCAGGCGGGCTCGTAAGTCGCAGCAAAGATTTCTGGCTTGCAGGGATACGCTTCACCGGCCACGCCTTGAATCACCCAGTCACCCGGTGTCACAAGATGATCACCCTCCAAGGTACTGATCTTCAAGACCGGATAGTCAAAGCCATCCGGGTGTTCTGGCGTGCAGTTTCGGATCACTGTGTCCATGAAGGCTGGTGTTTTGCTACCTCGCAAGAGGTCGATGATCTTCCGGTTTCCTTCAGCTGTTCCGTCGTATTGAGTGGCTTCAATCACCACGGGTTTTTTGCAGAATTTCATTTGCCAGCCCTTTCAAGCCACGCCGTCCAGGCCCGCGCCGTCTTCAGCTTGAAGAAGCGCTGGCTGTCGCCGCTCAGGTCAAGCCCGCGCTTTTTGGCATCGGCGGTGAATTTCTTCAGTTCGGTTGCGATATTCATGATGATTGCTCCTAAGTTGATGGCTACTGACACACTAAACACAAGGGCTACAGCCAGATTACCTATAACTTTCCCAGTTTTGCACTGAGAAAATCACACCCAAATCAGTGACAGCAAATGCAGTCACTTCCTCGATCAATTTGCTGTACGCCTTGATGCCCAAGTCTTCACTGCGCACGCGCACCTTGCGGCGCTTTTTCTTGCCGGTCATCGGGTCTTTCAGCACTTCCCACTTGTGGCCGATGAAACGCTCCTGCAGGTAAGACTTCCAGACCTTCAGGTCGTACTTCTGGCCGGCGATGGTGGCCTGCTCGGCGATTTCCTTGTAGATCACGCCATGCAGGTACTTGCGCTGCTGAATGCTCTTGGAATCTTCCTCGGGCTCTATACGCACGCTGAGTCGCTGTACGCCGCGCGCCCACTGCTCTCGGCAGTACGGGCCTATGGAACCCAGCAGCGCGGCTTTGGCCTGATCTGGGTCAGTGAAAACTGTGTGCAGGGCGTATTGGCTCATGCGTTGCGCTCCGTCACACGCTTGATGTACTCAGCCTGCAGCCATGCCAGTGAGCCCAGCATTTCGTAGGTATTGGGGTGAAAGTCGGCCCAAGTTGAAACCCGAAGCCCGTCCTCGGTGAAGCCAGTGCCAATGTAGGTTTGCAGTTGCCCACTTTCAGCCATAGCCAGAAGGGACCGCAGCACGTAAATTACCGTCTGATTCGGCTCCATTGGTTTAACGGGCTGGCCGCCCAGGGTGATGACGTTGGTCATGCAACCCCCACATGCAACATGCCGGAATAACCCCGCACCACGCGCGCGGCAGCTTGCCAGTCCCACACCACGGCCACGCACCAGCCTTCCATCTGCAGGCGGGTAATGCGCTCACGCTGTTCTTTGGTCGGGTTGCCGTCGCCGTGCTTGAACTCGATGGCCAGCCCGATGTAGCCGCCACGGGCTACCGGCCACTGAACATCGAGCGCGCCGGCCTTGACGCCTTCGGCCTTGAGTTTTGAGGCCACGGCGATATGTCGCGCGCCACCGTTCGGGATGGCGTGCATCAGGTCAATGCCGGGTATCTTCGACAACGCCGCCCAGTCGAAAAAGGCTTTTTGAGACAGGTGTTCACTCATGCTGCTACCCCTTCGGGGAAGGCTTGCGCTTCGACTCGCGCTCTGGCAACGGCAGTGTTATTTCAATCACAACCTCACCCCCTTTTGTTTTTCACATCCACTGGTGCCAGATACGGCCCCGACTTCACCAGCTCGCGTATTTGCGACTCGTCCCAGCCCCATGCCACCGCATCGGCAAGTACAGCCCTGCGCCGCTGTGCAATCTGCTCGCTTGCCGGTGTGCGCAGGCTGCCAAGTTGTTTGATCAAGCGTGCAGTGCAATACAGGCACTTCGGGCAGTCGTAAGTTCTGTGCAGACCACTCGTCTCTGACGATGCTTGGCAGGATGGGCACATATTGGATATTGCTCACAATCAATCCTGGTAATAAAAACGCATCGGCTCTGCGAATGCATCGGGTAAAAACTGCTGGCTTTCCGGGTGATAAAACAACCCAATCCATCCCTCCCAGCCTTCCCCATTACGCTGCTTGTCCACAATCAAAAGCGAATCGGGTTCGCTGGCGTCAAACTTCCCGCTTTCCTGCCGGGCACGCTCTTTTTTCTTGTTGCGCCACACCGCAATCACGTTGTCCACCTGGTCGGTAATCGCGCCGGTTCCCTTAAAGTCATATTTGCTGGGCTTCTGATCGTCGGTGGAAGGTTTTTTGATGTGATGCACGATGTGAATGTGGATCTGGTCATCGCGGGCAATGCTGCACAACTCATCGATAAATGCCTTCTGGCCGTTGTAGTCGTCCTCGCCTGCAACGCACTTCATCAAGTTATCCACAAACACATGCGTGATGCCCAACTCTTTCGCGCAATAGCGGGCCACTGCGCAAACCTGTTTCCACTGCACGGTTCCTTGCTGGTCGTATACCCAGATACGTGAGTCAGTCCAATCGCGGAACTCTTCGTAGGCGCTCACCATCGCCGCGCGGATGGCCGGCTCTGACATGCCAAAAGGGTCATTGATGCTGTAAGCGGTGAACTGCCGGCCCATGCGCTCGATGGTCTTGGTAGGCTTCATTTCAAAGCTGGCAATGCAGACTTTTTCGCCTTGCGCGGCCAGTGAAAGCGCTACCTGTCCTGTAACCAGACTCTTTCCGCTGCCATTGGGACCACCCCAAATAGTGACCTCTCCCGGCCTGAATTGAAGCTGTTCGCGGGTTTTAAGCCACGGCAAATAAACCTTCTTTTCAGTCGTTCCAGATTCCAACTTATCAAGCAGCGCCTGCACATAAACCGAGGCCGATTTAACTTTTTGCTGGTGGTCAGTCACGCGCTCGTAATAAGCAAAATCGATTTCATCAGGCGTAATCATTTGCATAAATCACTCCATGTGTCTGCCATCAAAAACTCTGCTTGTTGCTTGCTTTGCTCGTCAGGGAACTTCGCCAGTGCATGCGCAACGCCGTTTAACACCACGCCGAACAACTTGGCTCCCGCCTTGTCCAGCGCGTCACCCAGCGCGGCCATCGTTGCAGCATCTTTGGTCGTCTCGTAAACGGCCACCCAAAGGCCTACAAGGGGTCGCCAGTCGCTCAATTGCGGCTGTGAGCCGGGTAGTACCTGAATCACGTCCAAATGGCTCCTGTGCCACGCTGGCACTTTTCCGACAACCAAGGCGATCACGCCGGATGGCTTGACGCGCTGCATGCGCAATTCACGAATGTCTTGCAGGTTCATATCCACTTTCGCTCGGAGACAGGGTTGGGTGCGGCATCGTCTTCCCATCGGCGCTGGTTGAGGTAGGTTGCAGGCATGGGAACGAACTGCCCGCCGTTTTTGGTCCAACCTTCGGACGACGCCATCACCCCGATGTGAGCCAAAACCAGAGGCAAATTGCCATTGATTTTTGCGGTTTTGAATGCTTTCAAGGCTGCGGGCTTGGCCTTCTTGCTCGGATAGGCTTCCCAAAATTCTTCAAAGCCGTCCTGACGCGACGCGTCGCTATTTCCTTCCCTTCCCTTCCCTTCCCTTCCTACCTGTGCGTGCAAATCTAGATTTGACGCGTCAACTCCAAACTTGACGCGTAAATTCTTGAGCGACAGCCCATCCTTGGCTAGGTCGTCGTCAAGGCCCTTGCCTGAAACTGGGCGCCCGGCATTGCATGATCTGCACAGCACCCGAAGGTTCTCGACCACATGCGGGCCGCCGCAGCTTTGAGGGAGAATGTGATCGAGTTGAGGATGATCATCCGACCCGCAGCGCACACACCGCCCTTCATCGCGCGCCATGATGTCATCACGGATGTCGCGCGGTATATGTGACGGCTTACGATCGACGTGTGTCGTCGGTTCCGGCAAGACGCTCTTAGACTCTCGCGGGTTGACGTGCTGATGCTTGGCGAAGCCTGGGATATGAGCCAGCCCGTCTCCATACAAGACCACCAAGCCGGAACTGGTCAGCTCTGCACACAGATCATCAACGTTGCAGTTATCGCTAGGTAAATAGCGCATCTTTAGCGTGCGGGGTTTCCATGCCAGCCGGCCCTCCTTGTCAGCTTCACACCAAGTAGCGATGTAAAGCAGTCTGGCAAGCGGAGAGATCGAAACAATGTCTTCGCTTGTAAAAAACTCGGGTTTTATGGTCCTAATTCGTGCCATTTAAGCCACCATCCTTTTTTGCTCTCGCTCTGACTTCAATCGGAGCATGTGAATTTCATAGGCGCTGATGCGTCCGGCTTCACTGAAACAACCTTCAAGCTCGTACTGCAGTTCAGCCGTGGCCAGCAGCGAACCGACCTTTACAATCTGCCGCTCAATCTCTTGAATAGTCATGCTGTTCTCCCAAAATCACCGTGAAATTGGGCCGATGCGGCTGCGTATGCGGCAGCGGCTTCGGCAGTGTTGAGGAAGTAGCCCAAATGGCGTTGCTTTCCATCCAGCGTGATGGCGGCAAACCACTTTCCCCTACGCTTGTGCCACCTAACACCCTTCACGCCGCTGGTGCTTGTTGCATTCATCCTCCTGTTGCGATTGTTTTGCGCACGAGTTGCCAGCCGAAGATTGACCCGCTGGTTATCTAACCCGTCGCCATTTCGGTGATCGACTTGCAGGCTGTCTGGGGCCGCCATGATGAAGCGATGCAGTAAAACTGTCACCCGCTTGCCATCGAGCAGCCTCTCTGTTCGCCCGGCATAAACTGATCGGCCGATGACGGTCGCGTGCCAATTGAAGCTATTGACCAACGGCACATCTGCAGCGTCAATAACCGCCTCATAACCACGCGTTAACTGGATATAGGCCACTTCACCCTCAATGCGGATAGGGCGTTTCGTTTGAGAGCTTGCAATGGTCATTTGGCGTACTCCTTCGCCAACCACACCACTGCCTCGTCACCGCCAGCGGTCAGGCGTGTGCGCCCGCTGTCCATGGCCAGGCGGGCCTGCACCAGCTCGACCCGGCGCGGGCGCTGTGTGTTGGCGTTCATGGGGATATGGTTTTGCATTTCCTCGTCCGTGGCGCCAGCCATGCCGCGACCGCGCAGGAACGCCAGGGCAATCGCGCGTTTCGTTCCTGTCTTGGGCTCAACGGATTCGGCCGCAGCTCGGCTGGTGCGACTGTGGCGCTGGTAAGGCGCTGGCGCCGCCGTGAAATCAATGCTCAATTGCTGGCTCATGGTCAGACACCTTTCCCAAATTTCAGAACCTACACCAGCGAAAGCCTGTACGGAACGTTGTGCGGCGTGCCGTCTTCGTTCAAGGCGCGCACTTCTACCTCGGGCCGGTCGGCGCCGATCACCTTGAAAACTTCCACCAAATTGCCGCTGGGCAGCAGTACCCAGTCGCCGCGTTTGACCGATTTCAGCGGGATGCTGACGGACTCAAACGGAAGGATGTGCAGCGTGGTGTCTGGAGTTTTCATCTCACCGCCCCGCCTTCGGCCGCAGCTCATGAATCAGCTTCGTCGTCCGGTTTTTGGGCTTGCTGAAAGTTATCGGTGGCGGCGGCGCTTTGGGTGCGCAGGACTTGCGGCAAAAGTGTGTGTCGGCCATGAAGACGCTGGGCTCACCATTGCGCCACGCGAAAACGGATTGGCCTCTCATTTCGGCGACCCCATCGCTTCGGCAAAGTCGCGCGTCCCAATCAGGCCCTCGTTAGAACCTGTGCAGAAAAGGCGATCACGATCTGACGGAAGCGTTTCAGGATGTGACTGCTGCGCTGGCGTCGGCGCTTCGAGGGAGTCAGGATGTGCCTTTGACGAGCCTAGCTTTATCACGGCCCCATCAACCAAGTCGCGAAGAGTTACGGCGCGGTCTCCGCGTAATTTCTGGCCGTCAGGAGAAAATCCCGCCGATCTGAGCATTTGGCCCATCGCCCGGGCAAGGTCTTTTCGAATGGCCACCGCCTTGTGCATCCGCTGCACTGCCCGCGTCTTCGGGCCTTGTTTGAGGGTGCTGCGCATGTCAGGCGCGTTCTTTGGTTGCCGGCGCGGAGTTGGCTCCGCCTATCAGCTCGGGAATCACGTACACATCGTCAAAAGTGAGGTCGTGGCCCTGTGACCTCGAAAACGCTATCAATCTGCGAGCAGCATCCGGTGGTACCGTCTGCCCCTGCTCGTAGTGACCAATGTTTCCCTGTGTGCATCCCATGCCGGACGCAAGAGCGGCTTGAGTCAACCCCAACCGTTCTCGAATGGCTTTAATGTTGTTCATGCCAGGAATAGTAGCGCCACTGCTACGTCTTGTCAACAGCGACGCTGGTTTGTACAGCTAAGCAGCGGCGCTATTGTTTCAGTATGACGCCTGCCGCATTGCGGGACCACCTGAAAACATTCATCGACAATGACGATGGAATCATGGTCGCTCTGGTCACCAACTGGGCTTCTGCATCCACGGAGAAAACACCAAACGACCTACCCTAGTCAGACTTTTACGCACCCATAACAACCGCCCTTCGGCGGTTTTTTTACGTCTGGTGGAAAGATTTTATCAAAAATAGCAGCGGCACTATTGACACAACCAAACAGTGGCGCTACTATTCATTATCGCTTCAAAAAGCAGTCACCGGCCCCGAGGGATGTCAACGGGTCTTAAACGGCAAGGCAATGCCAGGTGATGCCAGTCAACCCGTCTGTGACGGCTCTTGCGGGTGGCTTTTGAATCGCTTTGTTTGGACTACTACAGCAACACAACAGGAGCAGAAATGACAACAGTAATTCCGGAACGTCTCGCGCAAGTAGAGGCTATCAGCCTCAAGAGTGGTGGCCACAGAAATAACGAAGCGCTAAACGCCTGCGTCATGGAGTTAGTCTCTTGGGTCGCAGGCGAGCCTTGGAGCGATGCTCCCCAGTGTGCCTGCCCGGTCATCACTGCTTTTCTGGTGTCATGGAACGATGCGCTGTCGTCCGATGCCGAGCGTGACCGGCTTCTGAAGCCGCTGATCCCGCTGATCGTCGGCACCCGCAGCACCAAAGCCGTCGAAGAAAAGCGCAGTTACATGGCGTTGGACTGGATGATTCGCGTCTATACGCCGAAGTGGCTGTACATGGTTCCTACGCTGCATGAGCAAGCGAAGGCGCTGCGCGAACTTGATGCCATTGGAGATATGGCGGGCGCAGTGGCGGCAGGCGTCAAGGTGTGGATTGCCTCAAAAGAATCGG